ATATATAATTCCATCGACATTTACAGTGTCAACTGGTTTAGGTCTAATTGGAATATCTGCGCCGCAAATAGTAATTTTTTTGTCGCCAATTTGGCTTAAGTCTTTGTCGATCAAATAACCTTTGTTTTCTTCAATCAAAGCGTTTACCGTATAAGACGTCGAATTTTGATTGCCTTGGCCAGTTAAAGTGTTGTAACTACCTTGATTGACAATAGTAACAATCACTGGACGGCCAAACTGCGCGAGCAATTTTGTTGCCAGCGCTCGCGCAGTTGCGTCTAAAGTCACGTTCTAACTAACATTGTAGCCGCGCCAGCGTTTATAAAAAATGGGCGCAACCGCGCTTCAACTGCTCTGAAAACAGTAGCGCGGTTAGAGTTAGTGTCATATTCAACTTCAATTGGTCCAACTTTCACCCGCTTTTGGAACGGGTCAAGATCGGGTGCCAAATCAATTCCTGCGCTAGATTTATAAGCCAAATCTATACAAGCTGTTTTTATTTCGACCGGGACAGTTGCACTATCATAATAAATAGCAAAGCCATATCCACCGCTGATAGCATCCAAGCGTTCGACTTTGTAGCGTGGCCAGTCTAGTGCTTGGATAGTATTGGTCCGAAAACCTTTCCACCGACTTCTATAGCTATAAACCATGAAATCGGTGGCAACGCGCAAAGCCGTTTCTTTTTGAGCGGTGCTTAGGCCAGCCCAAGAAACAAACGACAAATTGGCAAGGCGAATGTCAGCTTCACTTACGCTAGCGTAACTTTCTGCCGTTGCCAATCCCGCGCCAGTTTCAACGACAAGTGCCATTTACTCGGGTGCTTTACCCCAACCTTCGCCAGCTTCAACGCCGCTCTTGGCGGCAACCATTGCGCGAAGTTCCTCAATTTCTTTCGCCATAGCTTCCAAAGTGTTAGGAACGGCGACAGAAACAAGCTCATTATCAGGCCCGTTGTAAAGTTTCATTGTCTTTTTGTCAAAATCGCATTCATTAATGACAATATAGTTGCCCTGAATTTCAGGATTAGTTGCCACAATGCGAACGGTGTTAACAGGTTCCATTGTCCAAACCTTTATATTTAACCAAGCATAAGAGCAGAAAATTCACCATTGATCGACTTGAAGCCCCACGCCAGATGAAGTTCCCATGTCGTTTGGCCGTATTGAGCAATTTGCAGCATAAGATAAGTCATGCCGAAATTGTCAGAAATTGGCAATTGCTGAATTGTCGGGTTGGCAGGAATGAGCGGCGGGCGAAGTGTCCCCACAACAGCATTGCGTTCGAACGCAAGGTTCGGCGTGTAGCTGTTGCCAATCGTCATCGCCGTAGCAGCGGCTGGGATGGCTTGCCTCAATCCGGGGAACGAAAGGGTGATTGTTCCCGGCGCAGAAACGCCGCTGGCTACAACGTAACGATTAGGATCGCCAGCGAACGTTACTACGTCGCCGGGCACAACCGTGCCGGTGCCGGTGATGATCGGAATAGACGTTGTGCCAACCGCGAAACCAGTCGCCGTTGTAGTGTAACTCGCACCCGTGCCTTTAACGTGCGTTCGAATACCGGCACTTTCACGCGGCATAAAGCCAAACTGGCGTTGCAGATTGCCGCTACGGCGTTCTTCATCGTTACCAGCTTGATAGACATTTTGGATGATACCGAGTTTGCGCAGCGCTGCGCCAGCGGCGGTGTCGCCAACAAACTGCATATCGGCGAGCGGTGCGCCGTTGTCTTGAAGGACTTTTCGGGCGTCAACCAGCAAATTCAGATCGGATGCGAAAGGTGACGTTCCGGCTGTGCCAACCGCTCGCGAAGCGCCAACCTTGACAGCAATAGCTGCATCAATTTCAACTTCATTGCGAAGCGTCCTCATTCCTTGAAGGACTAGCTGTTTAACCCAATCTTGGTCGTTTCCGCCGTTTTGCAGCGAACGAAGTTGTTCGCCAGTCAAATTCCAATCGACTTTACGGCTCTTGGTGATTTGGAGCGCGATTGTCGAAGCCGTCGCATCGCTGCCCGTGCCCGCAATGTTGTTAGGCACAAAATCGCTTGCAGTGCGCGGGGGAGCGTAAGGAACTTGAACGAGGTCGCCAATAGCAACGCCTTTGTCATCGAAAGACGTATTGATAGCATTTACCAAGCCGAAAGGTTCGGCGGCAACTTCTTTAGCCGCACTAAAAAGCGTAGGTGCGAGCGCAGAAAGCGTATTGGCCACGTGTAAGCCTTTCCTAGAAATTTAAGGTGAAAGCCTAGCAAGCCCAACTCGCTGGCGAAGTGCAGCCCAACTGCGATTTGCCGAAAGCCCAACTCTCAGCAAATCGTTTATTCGTTAGATAAATTGCCTTGTCAAGCCACATCGGCAGAAATAACGCCACCTTCGGCAAAGAACGCCGCTCGTTCGCTTGGTTTCATTGCATCAAAGCCAGTCTGACTAATAGATTTGCCGCTACCTGTTTTACTAGTCCCGCCATTTGAGCCGCCACCGCCATTAGCAGGTGCCGCAACATAATGCTTACCGTCATCGCCTTTCGCCCAGCTATCGACAAACTCACCAAGCGGTTTGTCACCAACCATTGCAACGCGATTATCGCCGTCAACTTTAAGAGTTACTTTACTAGCGAGCAAAGCCTTGACGGCTGGCAAAAACTGTTTCGTTACGTTGGCTTTAACCAAGGCTTCGGTCAAACCATTATCTACCAAAAGTTTTTGTGTAAAGCCGGTTTCAGCTTCCAATGTTTTAACAGTTTCATCACGTTCTTTTGTTATCTTGATCAAGTCTTTTTCAGCCGTTTTGAGTTTGGCTTGCGAAGTTGCCAATTCACTTTCAAGTTTCGTTATTTCCTCAGCATTCGCTTCACCGGCTGTTGCTTTTTTCAGTTGCTCTTTAAGGCGAGCGTTATTTGCTTTAAGGCCAGCAATATCGCTTTCGTGCTTATCTTCGGCGTCAGCAAGAGCAGCCGCGATCAAATCGGCAACAATCTTTTTGTCGGCTGGGTCTTTTGGATCATAGGCCATTTTGTAAACTTTCCGTTTGTGCGGTTAATCGCGCCCGGTTGCAGAATTGACTGCAATCTCTAACTCTTTATAGTTCGTTTGGCAACTAGGTTGTGGAGATATTCCAAGCTGACCGGCCTACCTTGACCGTCTACCAAGTCTTTTAAAGTTATCTTGCCTTTACGCCAAAGTTCAGCTCGCCCTTTACCTAACACTTCGTTTTGGTATTTCCTGCCTTTGCGTTCAAGATAATCATTAAAACTTGTGTTAACGTCTATTTGACCGTCCGAACTGGCGCGCGTTGTTCCGGGCGCTTCGGGTATGTCGATACCAATTTCCTTGAATGTTTTAGTTATAGGCACTTCGACAGAGCGGCAATTAAAGTGGCGTGGTGTTCCCCCGTTGAAAGGTAAATTCTTAGGTCCGAGCGGCTTATAATCCAAATCCCAACCTTCACCGCTGTAAGCAACGCAAACGATGCTGGTATGCGTGTCCAACGTGCTAACTTGGCGAAGCCCTTTGACAATATCATCGTTGCTTTTGAACGTGGCCCGCCTCGCGTCATTTGCGACCGTTTGCACTGAAGTCTGGACAAGGCTAGCTGCATCGCGCCTGGCAATATCCATGACACCGGGAACGCCTTTTTTGCCCACAATACGGCTGATAATTTGCTGATTAGTCTCGCCGTTCGCCAAACCTTGGCGCAATTGAGCGGCAAATTTCAGCTTGATATTCTCGCTTTGGCCACGCCACCAATCTGCGCTAGGCGCGCCTTGTATCAGTATGTCGCTCGCTAATGATTTGAAATAATCTGTTGTGGGAACGGCGATAGCATCGATGCCAAAAACAATCGACAGGCTTTCGGCAGTTGTGTCCGAAACCATTTCGGCAATACCGCGAACGTTCAAATCATTTTGTAAACGCGTGTAAGCAATGTCTATAATTTCATCGGTATCTTGAACGACTTTATTTAATTTCGCACGTTCGCCAATGCTTAGTTGTTCTTCACTAAGCCTTTTCAAAAGTTCCTTTTCCATGGCTTTAAGCCGCGCAACAGTCTGCGCGCGCTCATAAGCCGACAGCCTTAGAATGTCTAAGGCGTTGGATATGACAAGATCAAAAAGTTCTTGGTCCATTAGTCGCTCTTAGACAAAGCCGTTTTACCTTTGGCAGGGTCGCCAAGAGGCGCGGTAAGCGGGCTGGGCGGCGGAGCCGCATCTATCTCGCCTTGATGCTCATCAAGTGTTTTGTCGCTTTCGATAAGGTCGCCGCGCTTGAATAAATCGAACAACTCAGCTTCGGATAGCGCTCCACCCTGCCAAGCGGCCATAAGCGCCGTCAACGTCGGCGCGTCCATAACAACAGGCATAAAGTCGCGATTAAGTTCATAGCTAATATCATCGTTGGATGAGTTGCACCAAGCTGCAAAAGTCTTAAGCGCGCTTTCCAACTTTAACGAAACGCTAATAGCAATGCTGGCCAAAATAGAGTTTTCGCCAGCATTGCGCATGGCGTGTGTTTTGAAGGCTTCCACCCCTGCCTTTTCAGTGGCGAGCATTTTAGCACCGAGATTAGCCATATGCGTTTCAATGCGTTCCAACGCTTTTTCAAGCGCGCCCAAACCTTGCCCGGTAAATTCCAGATATGACGCGCTGGCGTTCGGGTCTGGAAAAACCCAAGCGCTTTCACTGCCAATGTAAAGTTCCTCAGGCGCTTGACCGGGCGAAGGGATGCTAGGTGAATAGCCTGTCACAACTGGCGTCGGCAATGCAGTAAAATGCAAAGCGTGGTAATAATCAGCACTAACCATATAATGGTTCAAGTTGGCATCGATCAAGTCAATAATAGGCGGTTCACAGAAATCAAAGTCAGCTTCAAAGGGAATATAGTTAAGAGGCTTTCCGCCTATAGTTGGATAAATTGGCCCTTCTATCAGTTCGTCCTTTCCTTCCTTTTCTTGCTTGAATACGCGAACGCGGTATTGGTTAGCTTCGTCAAGGTCAAGAACTCTATAGCGTTCTTCTTCTTTGTCGTTAAATTCATCCTCAGCAATTTTGTGACATTCACCAAGCACTACCATTGAAAGCGCATGTTTGTTGTTAATTGTTCGAAACTTCCAATTGCGGATAGCCTCAGCTTTGTAAAGCTGCATAGTCGGTCGCAAGCCGTTTTGTTCGGCTTGCGCAACCGTTAGTTCTTTGCCAGCTAAATCGAGCATTGGCGGATGATCGGTAAGGACACCAACAAAACCAATTGAAAGCCATTCGAGCGTGTATTCTTCGGCAAATACGTCGAACGGTTGACCTTTCATCGACACGTCATTCAAATAAAGATCGAGCGAACTCGGCAATTCACTTTGCGGCGGTTTGCGAAACATCATACCTAGCAAAGCGGAAACAGTCCGCCAGCTTGCGTTGTAAAATGCAGCCCGCTTTACATAGTTATTATATTGCTGATCAGTTTGTTTATTTAGTTTGGGCAGGTAAACAACGCCAGCTTTGTGCACTCGATCCTGTCCGGCGATCACATCGCGGACGCGTTTCCACTTTGGCAAAAATTCATCATATTTTTCATGGGTAGTTTTAACACCTTTGTTAACAATACTAACCATAATCTAATTCCCTGCGATTTTTATTCTTACAACGCGATTGCCCAAAACTGGGAAACGATAGCAAATAAAATAACCACCCGCGTCGTTTGTGTGATCCAATCCGCTTGACTTATCAGGTTCGCCGTTTTTGTCATAGGCTTGTTTTTCCAAACTTTCGACAAAACTAGGGCAAGTATCTGAATTGACCATTAGACTACGTTTACCGCCTGCGTGTATCATTCTGTTCATCGACAGCACTCTGTCCTTGACAGCCGGGTTGCTGGCGTTGTTCAACACGGTAAAACCAGCTTGTTGAAGCAAAGCAATGTCACTGACACTAGCATTGTTGCTCTTGCGGCTCGCTCCGCTGGCGTCAGGGTAAACATATATTGCGTGACTTGGAAACCTGAGTTTCAAAGCTGCTATCATCGCTGGCGTATCTAACAACTTGGTCAATTCGTCAACAGCATGAGGGTAGCTGTCCCGCTGCACAAATACAACAGCGGACATATTGCCAACATTAAAATCCATGCCAATATGCAACGGCTCGCCCGGTTTAACAAGTTCTTTTGATCCGTTAAGAACTCTATCAAATTCAGGATAAACAGCGCCACTAGTCAGATTGACAAACTCGCCATCAAGATAAGCTGCGATCAAGTTAGTAGGATAATCTGCAATCAAATCGTCAATATAGGTTTCGGGCAGATTGCGCTTGTTAGAATACGTGCTCGCTTTGATAAGTTCATACTCAGCGCTAGGCGGCTCTTTTTTCCAACGCTGATAAACGAACTTAAAACCTTCGGGTGTTGTGCCGACTGCGATAGTATTCTTAGAACCATCTGGTTTCTTTTGACGGTTGCGAGCAAGAATTTTTTGCCAAGCTGTTCTGGCATCCAATTCTTTCATCGTGTCGAGTTCGTCGATAAAGCTGTCGGCGACTTCATAGCCCACAATGCGACCGGGATTGTCCATTGTGCGCAGAATAATTTGCCCAGCATCATGAATTTTAATCATTGGAGTTAGCGATTGCACCAAACTGTAGTGCTCTTTTTCGAACATACCCAACGCAGCAAATTCCTCAATGAAACGCGGAAACGCAATCGTTCTAACCAAATCATATGTGGGCAGATAATAAGCAACGTTTTGCTCAGGATAAGCAAATTTGAGACGCAAACAACGCTTCATTAACGCATTGGTTTTACCAGCACCGAAACCGGCCACCATAGCCGGAAATTGCTTGTCTGTCGTTACAAGTCTGAATTGCGGATAAGTCAATTCGATAACAGGCGCGTTATCAATCTGCATACTTAGCAATAACAAAAGTTGGAAACGATTTAGTTTTGGCGTTATTGTCAACTCTTTTGTCGATAGCTTTGACAATTTGCCCGCTCATTTCAGCATGAAGCCGCATGGCACTCAGCCTGTCTTTCAAATCTTGGCTTTCGTCTTCATACAAAACTTGAAGTTTCCTTAGCTTTTCTTCAAGCGTATGAATGCCACTAGGCTCGATACCACCGTTTAACCGCGCGTGGCGTATGCGCTCCAAAACGTCAATGTCTTTAAGCCAAACCATTGCCGCTTGGGATGATCGCAAACCGGGGTCGCGTTGATGCCTGAATACGTAAGCTGCTATTTCATCGGCTGTGCGCGTAGGATGCAGCGCCATAAGGCGAATGAATTCACCCTTAAGAACGCTTTCGTCTTCATCATCCAAAAGAGTAACTGGTTGTGTCCACATAATGCGAACTTAACATTGCGTCCCTCAAATGAAAAGGGGTGGAGCCTAGAAGCCCCACCCCACGATTTGACCAACGCCAATCTAGCTAACTGTTGCGTATTAGTTCCGCCAATTTGTCGTTCTGCAATGCAAGGCGATTGACAAACTCATTTATTTTTGATTGGTCAGTTTCGGCAAAAACATGGCCAGCTTCGTCGGCCCTTGCTACAATATTGTGAATTATGTCTGTAACTGTCAAAATAGTTGACGATATGTTGCCCACAATGGGTCCGCCGATGCTAGCGGCGATTGGCGTAAGGCTTTCGATAAAGTTAACAGCGTTTTCAATAGCGGTGAGTAGTTTATCAAAATTCATGGTGTGATCCTCACTTAGGAATTAGATTTGCGATAGTTGTGCCTAGACTATTCAAAGTGTTGACTTCATGCAGAAAGCCAACCGCGTTGCCAGCTTCATAAGCTGCGCGCGCCAATTTCAAGGCATTGTAGGCAGAAACAAGAACAGGTTTAATCGCAGCTTTCAATTCCGGCGTTAGCTTGCCGCGAACGTCGGCTGTAACATAAATCTGAGCAATCACATTGTAGGACGCCTCAGCCGCATACATTGCCTTTTCGTCAATAGCTGTGGTGTTCGCTATCGCGGTTGGGCCATTGATCGAGGCGATGCCACAAGCGGACAATGGAGTGCAAGCCAGCGTCAAAGCGAGCAAGAAAGACTTTTTGGTCACGCTCAATATCCTTAGTTAGAGGCCAACGCGCGTTCTTAGCCAACCGTAAACAAAAGTTTCGTTAGCCACCCGCCCGCGCGCGAGTTCAATGTAACGGGCGCATTGCAATCCGTTAAGCGCTTTCAACATGACACTTTCCGCCTCAGCGCCTCGAGCGGCCATGTAGCAGCGAAAAGCCGTCAAGGTTGCTAATCCAATCTTGCCATCCTCAACAATATCAGGATAAAGTTTACCGCTATTATTCATCGCATTCAGCACTTGTTGAAAACACATTGACGGGTAAGCAACACCCATATTGACGCCAGTGTCGAAAAGTTCCGCTGCCACTGTTTCGTTAATCTCAGCAACAGCCGCGAAACCCGGTTTAATGAGATACTCAGCCCTGTAAATCATCATAGCCATATCGCGGCTGAGTTTAATCATCGGAGCGTAATAGCCATTGGCGCGCGCAACTCGCTTTGTGATCCCGAACATTGTTTCGCCGCCAGCGTCATCCGGGTTGTTCGAATAACCGCCTTCTTTGGCAATCGTTTCATCGATCATTTTATCAATAGCGTTAACAGTCATTGCTCAATTCCTGTTTAGTCAAGCGCAGTTCTAATTCAGCAATTGTTAAGTCTTGCTTAGCAATAACTAAAGTTTGTTCCTCTTTACTAGTATGACAAATTGCGACTTCGCGCTCTAACTCAGCTATGCGTGTTTCCTGACTGATAATTTTATCGTCGAGCCTAGCTATTTCATTCTGGAAGCGTTCCCAATCCATGTTAAGCGTTTTAGCCCTAATCTGTGGAAGTTCCCGCGTGTGGGTAAACCAAGCACCTAGTAGTCCGCCGCTGCCTAAAGCGGTCAGCAACGCGCCGATGACTAATTCAATTTCATGCGCCGTAAAAGTCATTTTACAACTTCATTTGTTGTGGAATTGTCAACGATTGGTTGCGTCTTTGCAGAGCCGAAACGAAAGCCACCGCCAATTGCCACCAAACCGGTGATCGCGCTGCCTATAAAACCAAGAGCCGCTACAATTTCGGCTAAATATTTTTGCTCATCGACTGAAATACATATCAAAGCTGCGCCAACCGAAAGAACAACTATCGCACCAACGCAAACGCAAAATGCGACAAGATTGTTGCGACTTTCGACTTGTTGCTGCACATTGATCGCCTTTGTCAGTTTGCTCAGCTTTACGCGCAAAGAAAAGGGCTGGCAAGGCCGAAACCCGCCAGCCCTTTTCGGAGCCGCTTGATCGCTGTTACGCGGTGCGCCAGACGCGAGCACCGGCACCACGCGGATCACTCGCGTCCACAGCCTTGACAGTGAAATTACGGGTCGCTTTCATGACTGGCCGCGTTTCGGACGTAGTAGCAACTACAACGCGCTTGCCATTTTCGTCTTTCACGTAACCCTTGCCGTCCCTGAGATATTCCTTAACCGTTACTATTTCAGTTTCGCCCGTTTCAACGGCGTATCTCGCCTTTGCGGCAGACACTGACGATTGCAGCCTCAAAACAGGATCGGCGTTGTCAGCGGTAGCCGCCACATGAAACGACTGACCGACTTCGAGTTTGTCGAACGGATAACCACCTTCGCGTGAGCGCCGTCCAGTAGTTGCGGGCAACGGAATAGCTTCGTCGATTGCGAAGGTTGCGACGGGGACTACCGGAACAGGCTCAGGTGCGATTTGAGCCTTACCAGCCGCAGTCAAGGAAACTGCCGCCATGTCGCCTTGAACCAAATTAGCGTCTACTGTTGCGAAGCCAGCGGCCACAGCTTCCGCGCCTTCGTCCTGAGTAAGCATCAAATAGCCATTTTGACTGGAAGCGATAAGATTGAGAAGTTCGATACCACGTGCGGTAACAGGCGCACGTGCAATTGAAGCCTTAGCCATAATTGTGTCCTTTCAAGTGAATTGCCCGAGTTCCCAATTGGGAAAGTTTACTTAGAAATTAAATTAAGTAATGTCAATAGGTTTTTCCGCCAGCTTTGACGCGATTTTCAATTTTGTGATCGGCACGGCTTGCATTGTAAACCAATTTTTCCATGATAGCACCGCCAATGTCCATGCCTTTAGCGCCAGCCAAATCGCCAATGCGAATAATGACGTCGGCAAGTTCGACTTCAAACATGGAGCGATGGGGCAACTTGTCATCGGGCAAATTCTTGCGATGCCCTTCCATTGCCTCAGCAACTTCGGAAACGATCAGCATTAGAATTTCACCAATGTTTCGTGTTTCCAGAATGCTTTCGCCAGTGTGTGGATTGGTCCACCAACCGGACTTGGCGTTAGCTTCGTGAATGTCTTTGAATAATGAATTGATTGTTGAAACATAATCAAATTTTGTATATTGCATAAGACGTCCACCATTGGCTTTAACGCCAGTTCTAAATTCTTTTTCTGTCATGTTGTTATCCAATTTGGATGCCCGTCTAGGATTTGAACCTAGATTGATCGGCTCAAAACCGACTGTCCTACCATTGAACGAACGGGCAAAGGTTAACGTGTAAACTGCCACGCGAAATACAAAACGAGCAACGCGATAAAAACCAGCGTGATGCGCTCGATTGCAAATTCTATGCCAATTTCGCCGTATCCGCCGCAGCATTCGCAGCGCTCGCCTTGACGATAAGTTGTAGCAATTTCAGCGCCAGTGCGGCGATTGACGATTGTGCCGTTAGACCATTCGTGACCGCGCCCGCCACATTTGTGGCATAAGACTTTACCAACTTGAAACATTTGCCCAGTTTCCTTGTGTTGTGCCAAAGCACCAAATCTTAATAATTAAGCCGTGTCAAGCCCTAAATAACTCAAAATTGCATCTCGAGCTTCAATCCAACCATAGCAGACTTTAACTTCATAGCCAGCGCCAGTTAAGTATTGATGCCACTGGTTTTGAACCTTACTCGTTACGCCAGCCGCTCCGCGCGCTGATCTGAGCCGCTTGAGTTCAATGTAAAGGCCATGCGATTGACTGCGCTGATAATAACGCGAGCAAGGCAAAAATATATCTGGAACGCCAGCTTTGACGCCTTCTGATTTTGATCTTGCGCCGCGCACAACGTCGCCATGACCAGCGTTTTTGATAGCATGAAGCCAACGCAAGCAATCGACTTTATCGTTACATTGCTCAAGCCAAGCTAAAGCTACGCCTTCGCGTTTGTAACTCGATAAATCAAGCGAGGCTTTCAAGCCAAAGTTTGCAGTCATATTTGCCCACATAAACAAAGCGACTTGGTGAGCGTGTTCGCTTTTGCTTATTTCAACATAAGTCCAAGGATCAAGCCTCATTATTACGAATTTCTAGTTCGCCGAGAAAAGCTGCCCAAGCCACCTTTGTTTTAATAGACTTGTTATAACCTGTTTCAACTTTTGCAGGTTTCAACGGATCGTGCTTTTTACGATCACTCTTATACCAACTTGACGTGTCGCCGTCCGAAGTCATGCATGGAATACCGTTTATGATTTCTTTTTTCATGTTATGTTAAATTCCTTTAATTAAATGCAGCAAAAGCAACAATGCTTCATCAGGCGCATATTTAGCCAAATTTTCAAAATTCTGATTAGATTTAGGCGATAAATTGCATTTGCTAATTTGATATAAAGCATCACGAACTCTAGCCGCTTTTTGAGCCGGAGTTTGTTTATCAATTGATTTTATCATAGCCCGGTTTCCTCAATCGACGGTGATAAACGCCTATCAGCGCGAAGCTGCCAAAGCAATCAGTTTGTAACGGCCCGTGAAACGCCGTGAAACAGGGTCTGTGGCGCGATTTCAAGGCTGAGTGAGGCTAGACAGCCAAAGTCGCGCGACAGGCTCTGGCGGGGCTTAAATCAGGCGAGTGGAATTTGCCGCATAGCTTCCAGCCTTTTGGCCAAATTGTTCATTTCAACGCTGATGGCGCTCAATTTGCGGCTGTGTTCACGAATAGCGTGAATCATCAAAGCGACTTCGGTGTTCCTTAACTCAGAAACAGTTTTCATTGGTAAATACTTTCGTTGGCGTTGAGGCTTATATAACCAATGTCAAAACCAATGTCAAGCGTTATTTTTACGCTGGCGTATATCTTGGCCATATTCGTTCACAACCGCGTAAAGCCAGTCGCTGGAGTTTATCATGGCAGTCGCCAACGCTTCGCAAGCCTGTGTCATGTAAAATGGTTTTGGCGTGATAATGTGATGCTCGCTGCATGACACTAGCAATGCTTTCCTAACATCGTCAATCACGTCCAACGCTTGCTGCGCTAACTGATTACCACGGTGAGCGGCTGTTATCAAATGAGCATAATCGCTATTCTGGTTCATTGATTGAGTTCCTTTCAACTGCCCACAATAAGCGGCTAATGCTAAATTGGCGTGAAGCAATTTGGTTCCGAACGAATTAAAAATTCCATCGATTAAAAATTGCCCGGAATTTCCCGTATAGTGGGTTTAGGGGGGCCATTAAAAGCCGGAAACCCGCAGGAATCTGGGATAAATAAATAAAAATATAATAATATAGTATAATAATTATCAGGAATAGAGGTTTTCCCTTATAGTCCCTTAGAATAATACTTCACCCTTATAAACCATTAGAATTCAATTTCCATGCACCAAAATCGGTTCCCATAGGCAGATAGGTATTTTTGTCATTCAACCTTAAATTTTTGCAGAAAACGGCAGAAAACACGGGTTTATGCGTTATATTCTAACGCTAAACGTTGATAAATATGCACTAACTATTTTTTACAATACAACCTTGACAATGATAATTTCCGATTTATAATGCTCACCCGGCAAGCGATGAACCCTAGTTTGGCAAGCGATGGTTTGTCGCTTGACAAGCGATAGTCCGCCTCTTAGCAAACGATAATTTATAACTTCACAAACGACGATTTATCATTCATATAAGGATAAGAATAATGGATATTAACCTATGGCCTATCTATGATGTTCCTAAAGAAATAACCGACAATTATAAACCAAGAATGAAAAAATCTGCGTTTGTGGAAAAATACCCTTTTTCTCGGTTGGAAGTCGGCCAATGCTTTATCGTGAAAGCAAGTGAGACGACAAAAACTAACATGCAAACGTTAATTAATTATCGAAACAAAAAGGACAAAACCAAATCATTTAGGTGTAGTTACGATACGTTGCACAACACTGATGACATTGTAGTTTGGCGGGAAGTTTAATGCCAAAAGTCAAAGCATATCGCTTTATGGCGAACGGCAGGGAAGTCATCATGAAGCCGATCAAGGTTCCTGAGGAACTGCCAGACGGTGCTATCGGATTTGTGGGCTATCGGTGGCAATGGTTCAAGAACGACTTTGCCAAAAAGCCGACACGGTTATCGAGTTATAGTTATGAAGAAATTTTATGGATATGGTGATTAAAACGGCAAGGCTTCGCCACAATACGCCATGTTCCAGCCGACCATAACAGCATTGTTGTAAAAGTGGAACTTTTTGCCTTTGTAAGAATTTGGGGCCAATTTGTGAGGCAGCTTGTTCATGTGGGCAACAGCATCGTCGTGACCGGCTTTAATGCCAGCTTCAATACATTTATCTGTTGCATTAAGTTTAGCTTTAGCCATTTTATAATTCCTTGTTTCGCTCTTGATAGCCAGCATATAAGTCAGCTTAAGAGCAATGTCAAGCCAAAAAATAATTTAATTTGGCTATTGACAAGCCAGCAAAGCCAGCTTAAATGCCAGTTATTGATTGAAAGGAATTTGACATGGCAACCATAAAACAGATTGATTTGATTAAAACATTATGTGATCGCATTCTTGCTGTTGACGCGAGGTTGCTACCAACTAAAGCGAAAGCGAAATATCCAGCCTGTTACACTTATAATCCGCAGGCAAATGCGATTGAGGCTCAAAAAATTGCTTTGGAATTGCTTTCCCGGCTTTCGGTTGAACGGCTTTCGGTTGGCACAGCAATGGCATGGATTGCCGATCTTAAAGTTCAAGCGCGCCGGTGCGGCCTATGACTTACGCATTAACTCTTATCGATGGAACGATTGTCGAAACGTTTCGCGATCACGTCACTTTCGAACAAGCCAAAGATTGGGCTGATGCTTATAGCAAATTCAAAGGGCCAATTGGCCGCAGCACTATCAAATACAAAGTTATTAAAATTGATAATAAGACTTGACAAGCCAGCAAAGCCAGCTTAAATGCCAGTTATTGATTGAAGGGAAATTGACATGTTTTATGCATATACATCGGTCAACGAGCGCCACCGCTTCGCCGCCTTCGAAACGAAAGCTCAAGCTAGCGCATGGGTTATCGAAGAAGTCGGCGACGACTATGACGATAAACTGTGGATTGACGCGAATGGCGCGCAGGTTCTGACAATTAAAAAGGACCAAAACCGATGATACAACAGCTTTTCACGCTAGCCGATGCACGCAAGCACCGCGATTGGCGGTGCACGGGTTGTGGCCACGTAGCGTTTGCTGTAAACAAGCCGCGCCGCTGCATCGCTTTTGATGATTGTTCTGGAAAAATGGAGATTTTGAAGTGAGCGAACGCTGGTCCTTGGGCACCGTGGTGACGAAGAAGAGCGGCGCATCGTGGACCGGCAAGGTTGTCGGCTATTACAGCACGTCGTTGACCCCTGTGGGCTATGCAATCGAGAGCGTCAACGAGCCGGGAAGCGTCCAGATATATCCGGCAGCAGCGCTCAGATTGGTGTAGTGATTACCGCTTTATCTGTTGCTCAGCATAACGCTTAGCCGCTTCAACAAAACGCAGCGGCATTGCCACAACATAGGCTTTAGCGCCGCGTCCATATTTAGCCATCATTTGAGATTTTGGCAATTCACGAAGTTCGTCGCTTTCTAATAACGCTGTAATTGAGCGCTTAATTGCGTTGCTCGCGCCTGATTTGTCATTGCGGAAACATGCAACTGCTGTTACTTTTCTTTGAATGTGGGCATGGGTCACAACGCCGTCGCGATGCATATCATCGCTATCGCCATATTTAGCGTAACGTTCGAACGGCTCATTAATAGTAGTGCCAATTGCCTTGATAACTTCATTTATTTGTGAAACTTCATTGCCGCCAGATTGTCCTACTTCACCAGATTCAAACTTGCTTATAAGTGCATTAGTTTGGTTTACGACAAGTTCGGTTGCCCACAATGTTTCATTAGTCGTTATCAATGGATGCGTTGGGTTGATACCAACAGCGCAGACAGCCGCAAGTTTGAGCGCTTTCAAATGGGCTCTATTCCAAAGATGCTTTAGCGTTTCGCTTCTCGCGCCATTGATTTGATCCGTAGTCCAATGATCGAAGTCGCGAAATTTGTTTTGGGCTTCGTTGTCAAGCGGCACGTTGTGCACATTGCCGTTGTGCGCCATCGTTAAACAAGCTGCGCATAAGTCAGCAATCTGTTGCGACAACACGAACGACGGTTGAATATTCTCGCGGCCTTCGATCAGATAGCCACGCGCGCCGGTATATTCGAACGTCAGAAAACGAGGCAATAGTCCGCTCGCAATCATAGCATCGTCGAGCAATTCGTAAAATGTATGCGGAACTGTTTCGCCTATAATGGTTAGCGAAGGGCTATTGATAAAGCCGGTATTTTTTTCTTTGTCGCTATAGGCCGAAGGATCGAATGTGTTGCCACTTCCGCTTTTGCTATACATTTGCAGCAAAGTGCGTTGAAGTCCTTTCAAATGCGCGCTGGCGTTATCGCTTGCCATTTGCTGCATCATGATGCCGACTTCGCCTAAGACGCTTAATATAGCAGGTTTCTTGTCAATCCATTTGATAAGGCCAGCCGAACTAACCAATTCACCGGGTCCAAGGAAGTCTTTTGCAGCGGGCACACTCTTGGCAACAGCGGCCATAAGTTTCGATATGCCAAGCGCGATAGCATCCTTGCCGGTCCCGGTTGTGGCCATCAAAAGGACATATTGATTGAGGCCCGTGCCGCTGACATTGTAAGCACGTCCGCAGATACCGGACAGCAAGCCGATCGCCCCAGCTAAGGCGATTTGCGGCACCGGTCTTGGCGAAACGTCCATGATAAATTGTGCGACTTGCCCTAGCAGTCCCGGCGGAAAGCTGTTAACTGTCAAGTCGGCGCTGTCGAGTTCCTTTCCTCTGGCGTCCAGTGCGGCGGCGTATCCGCCCGGTTCCGCCGCCGCACTGTTATTCATCATCTTTGCCATCAATAGGCGCAGTCCTTCGGCGTCAACTTTAGGCAATTGACGATCAAAACTCTTACGGACCATATATTCGACATAAGCCGCGCGGTCACCGCGATGATTGTAGTTATCTTTAGGTGTTTGTCCTAAAGCGCTCAAGCGAAACAAACGCCTGATTTGCTCAAAATTTTGTGTATAGAAGGCGATAATATCGACATAAGCCATGTCAGCCTCAGATTGGCTAGGATATTCGCCTTGCCAATCGCCGCGATGCAATCGGCTAAATTTTTCGCCATTGACTGCGCCAGCAGCCATAGCAATGACTTCATCGTCGCTATGTTTTTGCTCTTTGTCGTCATTGACAGTATAGTGGTTACTGCTGTAGTGGTTACCCATTTGATCAAAAAGCAATTGCAACAGCGCTTGGCGATCAGCAATCGGCGCTTGACGTTGGACGTTGCCGGTCATGGTGAAGTAGCGTTCTGCGCAATATAATTCTATCTCAGCCCTTCGCCGCCCGTGCGGTATAGAGCCTTTGACGATGATATGAACGCCGTTTCCGCTAGGGCTAAGTTCGCTATAGCTGTCAAATTCATGAAAAATCTTAAGCTGGCGCTCATAGGCTTCAACGTCACCATGCGTATCGTCAAGGTCAATGCCCGTAAACGGATCATCTTGTGTAAAGACAAATCCAATACCGCTAAAACCAGTTTCGCCAACTGATTTGCTTGGCTTGTTAGTGTGATAATTCCAAGGGACTATACCGTCGCATGTCAACGGCGCTTTAAGCGCATCGTCAAAGCTGACCCAAGTGCCAGCATCGGTTACGCTCGCCTTGCCTGAGTTTGGGCGCGCAACATAAGGCACTTTTGTGGGCTTATTTGTGCCGGGTTTTTCCTCTAAGCGCCATACAATCCACTGATTATAGGCTCGCATTTCATCCGGAATGTTATTTAGCACTTGGAAATCTTTGACCAGTCAGGTGTTCGTGCAAAATTTCAAGGCGCATTGCGCTTGCGTGTTCAATTTCGCCAAGCGCGAGTTGCCTAATCCATGCAGAATGTAAGCCAGTGTCTTTGGCAATTTGTCGCCATTGGTCGCGACTGGTTTGGTCTAATAGCTGTGCTACAGCCGCTTGCAATACGGAAATCATAAAGTGCCTTCGATGGAATGCTTCGCGCGCTAGCTGCCATGCGATTTTGTTCCCGGCAAGGCTGAGAAAATATTATTATGCGGTTGACGGAACCTTTTCGCCGTGCCTAATTGGCGTCGTCACTCCGTCGCCAACCGCAACCGCAACCGTTCTGTTGCAAGACAACCGCAATCGCTGCGGCGATGGAGTGACAAACCGGGCAACATATCAAAGGCTCCCCACAATGGAAATCCAAGGCTGGCCGTCGATTGGCCACAAGGACTCGCCGCCTGAAATCGAGGCAGAAACGCCTGAACAATTTGTTGCTAGGCGTGACGCTGAAATTAAAAATTGGCTTGAAACTAAAGATATTCTTAACGAAATTAAAAAAGTCGAAGCTGATAATAGAGCAAAAGTCGTCAAAACACTTTTCCCTAGTCCAAAAAAAGGAACACAACGTTACAATTTGAACGACCGTTGCGCAGTTAAACTTGTCTACGGGTTGACTTACTCGCTTGGCGATAAAGACAAAATTGACGAAGACGGCACAAAAATTAGCGTTGAAATTCAAGTGCTCAAAGTTGAAGAAAAAATAAGAATGCTAGGGCCGGAAGCAAATTTGCTTTGTGACCGCTTGATTAAGTGGAAGCCTGAGTTAAGCGCTACTGAATATGAAAAATTAGACAGCAACAGCGAAGTTCAAGTTAAGGTTCGCAGTTTGATCGATGAAATTTTGACGATCAAACCAGCTTCACCGCAACTTGCTTTTGAGCAACCTAAATCGTGAGGGCGCTACAAATCTGTCAGCGATGCCGCGAAGCGGGCTGGCCTAAAGCGTATTGTGAACTTCATGGTAAAATGTTAGATCAAGTTAAAGTTAAATTACAAACCTATCCTGTTGGTTATATGGAAGTTGATATTGAAGAAAAGTCTAATAGTGTCGATCACCCGAACCATTATGGCGGCAAAGACAATGCTTACGAAGCCATCAAAGTTATAGAGGCTTGGAAACTTGGTTTCAATCTTGGCAACACGCTAAAATATATCTGCCGTGCCGATAACAAAAACAGTAAGGTAGAAAACCTACAAAAAGCGCGTTGGTATCTTGATCGTGAGATTGCTAAGTTGAAAGGCGAAGTTTAATGAGTATTCTAGCTGGCGTCACGGTTGGCGGCCAAGTTAATCACGATGGTCAGCGTATCATTATAGCGGGGCCGGAAGGTGTTGGCAAAACGACTTTGGCTTGCGGCGCTCCCAACGCGCTCTTGATCCCTTGCGAATTGGGTTTCGGATCGATGCAAGTCGCGCGAACTGAAAAGTTGGAAACTTGGGAAAAAGTTTTGCAGCTTTGTGAGGAACTGCGCGTTACTGCAATGTCAGGTAAACTTGCAAAAGGAAGTTCGATTGTTTGGGATAGCGCGACTGCGCTTGAACGAATGTGCGACGATTATACACTTCGAACTGATCCCACATATAAAGCTGGTAACAAAACCGGCTTGACAATGGCAACAGCGCATGGCGCTTATGGTAAAGCCTATGACGTTTCCAATGCAAACTTTCAAGTTTGGGCGCGTTATATGGATGAATTAGCAGTGCACGGCAAAATAAATGTTATAGTAACGTGTCATGTTTTTGCCGCCTTGGCGCTCGACCCCGCGCACGGAGAATATAACACATGGGATTTGCTGCTACACACGCCTAAAAATCAAAAAACATATGGCAAGCGCGAATTTATGACACAATGGGCTGATATGATTGGCTTTCTGCACGAACCTTTGTTCGTCATGAAAACTGAAAAAGGCCAAGTCATGCAAAAAGCGGTTAGTTCTAATCAGGGGCGTATGCTGGCGGTTGACCGTCAACCGGGCTGGGTAGCGAAAAACCGCTATAACCTATCTGGAGTTATTCCAATACCAGCCCAAAACGGTTGGAATTATCTTGCTGATGCAATTCACAAGTCATGTGGGATCGACATTTATAATAGAAGTGTTTCGAATGTCTAATGGTTTTTCGCAAACCGGACAAAGCCCTTGACCCTATTGAAAAGGAAACTTTGATAGACTTGGAACGCTTGGCTAAACGATTGGCTGGGCAATTCGAACAAATTTTTTACGCAGTAGCTTATTGTAAACGCAATAACACAACCGAAGGACTATCAAACATGGTTGCCTATTCTTTTAATTCACAACAACACACGCCTCAATACGGTGGAGCAAGTGTATTACCTGCCGGTAAATACAAAGGCGTTGTTGTTAATTCTTTCACTGACAATGTTGAAAAAAATGGCGTTGTGACTGGCGGTTATTTGGCTTTTGAGTTAACACCTATCGAAGGACAATTTTCCGGCACGAAACATGTTGACAGGATTAATCTTCATAATATTAACCCAAAAGTTGTGGAGATTGCCAATAAACAGCTATCGGCGTATTGTCATGTTTTAGGCAAGTTTCAATTTAACGATACCGCCGAACTTCATAACATTCCGTTTATTTTTGAAATTGGCTTGCAGAAAGAACCTAACCCTAATGCTTACACAGAAGTGAAAGCCATTTTCGATATTAACGGCAATGCGCCGGGCAAGGCCGGTGCCGGTCCTGTTGTCAATCAAAGCGCACCCCCGCAAGTGCCCTCAGGGCCACCCGCTGGCGGTGTGCAAGCGCAAGGCGCTTGGGGTGGCGCGCCGGTCGATAATAACGTGCCAGCACCCGCTGGCGGTGTGCAAGCGCAAGGCGCTTGGGGTGGCGGTGCTCAGCCCGCTCAGCCTTCACAGACGCCGTCATGGGGTGGCCCGGCTGCACCTAGCAATCAAGGTGCATGGGGACAGCGCTAACTTTCAAACCGGGCTGGCTAAAACTGGCCCGGTTTCAAGTAGAACTGCGCGAAGGTAATTAAATTAGTTTTCAAGTGACCCATCTTGCACAGCTAATTTAGGTCGATGCTTTAACGTTTACGTTAGTTGGTTAAGTTAATATGCACAAACGTTAACTTAATAAATTAAACGCGCCGTTCTACTTAAAACCGGGAATTGCAAATGATCGATTTAAGCGATCAGTTAGACCGCAACAAACTTGTCATGCAAATGCACAACGATATTGATGCATTTTGCAAAACTGAATTTGCCGACGATCCTAGAACGCATTTAGGTGCCAGCATCATCGGCCATGAATGCCAAGCCTATGCTTGGAATACGTTTCGCTGGTTAAAGTTTCAGGAATTTAGCGGAAGAATGCTCCGGTTGTTTAATCGTGGCCATTTGGAAGAAGCTCGTTTCGTGCGCTGGCTTGTGGGTATTGGTTTCGAAGTTCGCGAGTTTGATCCTGAAACCAAGAAGCAATATCGCATTCTTGGTGCCAAAGGGCACTTCGGCGGCTCGCTAGATGCTATGATGAAACCGCCCGCTCGCTACAACATACCGGACGAACATGTCATTTGGCTTGGCGAGTTTAAGACACATAACGAAAAAAGTTTTGCTAAACTTGCTGGCAAGAAAGCCCATTATACGCAAAGCCATTTACCTCGCAGTGGTGGCGAGGGTGTAGTCAAGTCCAAACCGCAGCATTATAAGCAAATGTGTAGTTATGGCCGGGCCTATAACTTTCGCTACGGATTATATTGCGCTGTCAACAAAGACACCGACGAATTATATTTTGAAATTGTCGAACTTGACTGGCGACAAGCCGATGACTTGTTTAGAAAAGCCGAAAGCATAGTCTTTAGCCAAATAAGACCACCTAAGATTGCGATGACTGAGGCGTTTTTCGATTGCAAATATTGCGATTTTGCTGGTCTTTGCCACCGTGACGAAGTGCCCATAAAAAACTGTCGATCATGCAAATACGCTTTTGCGGTCGAGGATGCGCAATGGTATTGTCAGCATCCACAAAACACCGCTGTCATTCCGCGCGAAGTGATAGCGAGCGGTTGCGATTATTGGGTTAGGATTGCCTAAAATGCAACTTCGCTATTATCAGAATGAAGCTGTCGAAAGCCTTTTTAGCTATTTTGCTTCGCACGGTGGCACTGGAAAAGACGGTAAACCGATCAAAGCTAACCCGCTAATTTGTCTACCGACTGGCACGGGCAAAAGCCTTGTCATAGGCGAGTTCGTGCGCCGTGCGATGAAACAGCATCCCGGCACCCGCATATTTATGGCAACTCATGTCAAGGAACTCATTAAGCAAAACGCGGCCAAAATGCGCGAAATTTGGCCGCTTGCTCCGCTAGGCGTCTATAGCGCCGGTTTAGGTGTGCGCGACACAATGCAACCGATCACATTTGGGGGTATTCAATCGTGCGTCGGCAAGTTTCCCATGTTCGGGCGGCGTGACTTGCTGATTATCGATGAAGCCCATTTGGTTAGCCCGACGGCTGACACTAACTATGTCAAGTTTATTAACGAACTTACGTATGGCACTAAAGGTAGCGATCCTAATAGCGGAAACATCAATCCGTTTCTGAAAGTTGTAGGATTGACAGCAACGCCTTACCGACTCGGTTTAGGTTGCATGACAAATGGTCCTATATTCACTGATATAGCTTACAATTTGTGCACGATTGACGGTTTCAACCGACTTATCACCGAAGGCTTTCTTTGTCGGCTGGTTCCCAAGCGGACGGCTACTGAGTTAGACGTGTCTAATGTGAGCATGTCGAAAGGAGAGTATGCGCAAAGCCAGCTTCAAGAAGCAGTGGACAAAGAAACGGTCACTTATGCAGCATTGAGCGAATTGGTCGCCGCTGGCCATGATCGCGCTAGTTGGTTAGTGTTCGCGTCTGGAGTTGAACACGCTGAGCATATTGCAGAAATGCTAAACAATATTTTTGGCATATCCACTGTCTGCATTCATTTCAAAAAAACCGACGCTGAAAATGAGCAATCGCTGGCGAACTGGAAAAGCGGTAAAGCCCGCGCCGCTGTCAATATGAATAGTCTGACAACTGGGGTCGATCATCCGGCTTGCGATTTAATCGGTATGTTGCGTCCCACGATGTCAACAGGGTTATGGGTTCAAATGCTCGGACGCGGCACTAGACCGTTTCCCGGTAAGACAAATTGCTTAGTTCTAGACTTTGCTGGCAACACACGGCGGTTAGGACCGATTAACGATCCGGTTATACCAAAGCAAAAAGGTCAAGGGCCACCCGGCGATGCTCCGGTTAGAGTTTGCGAAGCGTGTGAAACTTATAATCACGCCAGCGCTCGCGCTTGTGTCGTTTGTGGAACCGAATTTACCTTTGCTGAAAAACTCAATCGTCATGCTGCTAATTTAGAACTAATACGTTCGGATTTGCCGCAGATTGAAACATATAAAGTCGCTCGCGTGGTCATGGTAGCACATACGGCGAAGCAAAGCGGACGCGATAGCATCAAAGTTGCTTATTTTTGCGGCTTAAGAACGTTTTATGAATATATATCAGTTGAAAGCACGGTGCGTTTTTTTCGTCACAAGTCGCGCGACTGGTTTAGGCAACGCTATCACTACAACGTCGAGCAACTTAATTGGGAAGGCGATTGTCCTAAAACTAATTCCGAAGTGCTCGCGATAGCGCACGAACTTAGGCAACCGCAAACCATAAACGTTTGGGTTAATAAACAATCGCCTGAAATAATGGGATATGGATTTTAGCTATGATCCAAAACGACTTGGAAAAACAGCAACTAACTGATCGCCTTGAACGCGCAAGCGTTGACATAAATAAAAGTCTAATCGAAAGCATCAAAGCGTGTTTAAGAACTTGTGTAGTTTGCGATCACTGGAACCAATTAAACGAAACTTGTTCTATTAACAACCTACGTCCACCAGCTAACATTATAGCTTTTGGTTGCGAATGTTTTGTTAACGAAATACCATTTTAATGCAAATACATTTGCCTCATTTGTATGAAGCCCATAGATTAAGAGATCGTGAATTTTTAATTCGTCTTGCTGATCAATTTGGCTTTAGTTCTATTGACGACGCTTACGAAAGGAATTGGATTATGACAACTAAACAAACTAGGCGCGGGCGACCTGCTAAACCTGCCGCGTCCGCATCGCTGATCGAGGCTTTGGACTTTATATCTGTTGCGACTAGCAACGTGCAATTTTATAGCGAATTTGTCAGACTTAACGATAAACAAGCGGTTGCGTTTAACGGTCAAGTTTCAGCCGGATATCCGATTGGCGAAGAATTGACACTTTGCCCACAATTAACCAAATTCAAAATCGCGCTTAATCGGTGCGGAAAAACCTTGACAATATCGGAAACACCTAACGGGCAAATAAGCGTCAAGGGCGACAAGCTGCGCGCATTGGTCCAGTGTCTACCAGTCGATGATTTACCGACGGTAGCGCCGGATGAAATGATAGCGCCTGTAACCGACATTATGAAAGAGGCTTTCAAAACATGCAGCGCGCTTGCCAGTGAAGCTGCAGAACGGATCATGGAAGCGAGCCTGTTGCTCGAGGCCAATAGTTGCACCGGCACGAATGGCGTTGCAATCATCCAATTTTGGCATGGGATCGATTTGCCGCCAGCAATGGTTATTCCCAAAGTCTTTGCCGATGCAATTGCTAAACAAACTAAACCTTTGATTGGTTTCGGCTTTAAGTGGAATGTCGATCAAACGCAAGTGGACAGCGTGACTTTTTGGTTTGATGGCGGCGCTTGGATTAAAACGCAATGCTATGCTGACAAATGGAAAGACGTTAATGGTGTTTTGAACGTGGCGAGCGTTCCTAGTGATACTCAAGGTGATTTGTTCGAAGCCATCGACGCGGTGCATCATTTTAGCGATGACGATTATGTAACTTTCGCCGAAGGTAAAGTCATGTCGCATGACAGCGACGCAATCGGCGCTCAATATCCGGTGAAGGGACTGCCGGGCGGCAAAAAGTTCAAGGGTAAACTTATTAAGATTGTAGCGCCTCATGTAAACAAAATTGACTTGACAAGCTATCCTGATCGTGCGTTTTTCTTTGGCGGAACGGCTAACAATCCCGTTCGCGGCGCGATAATGGGAATAAAAGCTATAGTTAAAGAAATGGACGAAGAACAAGTTGAACAAGCTGGCAAATACAATCAAATTAGCGCTTGACATTGCTTTTAAGTTGGCTTAGATGTTGATCATTAAGAGCAAAAGGAACGTTGATTGTGTATGGCGCTGTTATTAAATTTGGTGATTTTGGGCCTTATGTTTCTGTTTATGTCAACGGGCAAGTTACTACATGGGAATTTGCATTAAGAGACAACGAAGCCAAATCGCCAATGCGAATGCGCTATAGCTGTCAAAAAGCCATCAATTATGTCAAAGAAAAAATAGAAAACAGCAAACCTTGTATTTTTGACGAAAGGTTAGGTTTGCCTTGGATTGATCCGATAGGTAAATCTAAAAAATGATATTTTTCGACAATTCACGGCCTGACAGAGCGAAAAGAGCGGCGAAGAAAACTGGCGCTAGTCGGCTGACCCGATTGGCGTCTAGTCCTGTTCCACCCGCCAAATCCTATGAACTGTTTACGTTGTCTGAAATTTTGCACGGCGGCGACAGAACGCTTGTTTTTGACGTTGAAAGCTATTCTAACTACTTTTTGGTTTCATTCAAATGTGTTAACACAAAGAAAGTTATTTACTTTGAAATAAGCCCAGATTGCCAACTCGATATTGATTTGCTAACTTATGTGTTACACAGATTTAGGATAATAGGTTTTAACAGTCGCTCTTATGACTTGCCTATGTGTATGGTCGCTTGCCAAGGCGTCAGCGCGGAAACACTTAAGCAAGTAAGTGACGATATTATTTTAGGCGAACTTCGCAGTTATGAAGTCGAACGCAAATATAATGTCAAAGCACTAAACATAAATCATATAGACTTGATCGACGTCGCTCCGATTGATGCAAGTCTTAAGATTTATAGCGGTCGCTTGCATTGTGAGCGGATGCAGGATTTACCTTTTCAACCTGACACTATATTGACGAAAGAGCAAACTGCTATAGTTCGCGATTATAATATTAATGATTTAAACAATACTGAATTATTGTTTAACTTTGTTAAACCCGGTATTGAATTGCGCGAAGAACTAGGACGCGAATACAACTTGGACTTGCGTTCGAAATCAGATGCTCAAATAGCCGAAACTGTTATCAAAAGCGAACTAGAAAAGCTAGGTGTTAATTGCAAACAACCTAACATCGAAGCCGGTTGGTCGTTCCATTACAACGTGCCTGATTATATCCAATTTAAAACGCCTCAATTTCAACACGCGTTGGAGGTCGTCAAGGCCACGCCGTTTGTTGTGGGCAACGGCGGCTCTGCGATATGCCCACAAGAGATAGAGGCACTGAAACCAACTTTGGGTAGCGGAACCTATCGGCTTGGGGTCGGCGGGCTGCATTCGAGTGAGGAAAGTCAAGCGTTGGTAGCGACGGCAGAAACGCTTTTGATCGACCGTGACGTGGCTAGCTATTATCCGCGAATTATTCTAAATCAGCGTTTGTTTCCCGAGCATTTGGGCGAAGCATTTCTTAGCGTTTTTGACACGCTCGTTAAGCGACGATTAGACTGCAAACTTAAAAGTAGCGTTGCGAAAAAAGCTGGCGATGCGGATCAAGCGCTTTATTGGGGTCGGATTAACGACGCTCTAAAAATTGTTATTAACGGCACTTTTGGCAAACTTGGCAACTATTATAGCGTTATCTATGCACCGCACCATTTGTTGCAAGTTTGCATGACTGGCCAACTGTCGCTTATGATGCTTATTGAAATGATAGAACTAGCGAACATTCCTGTTAAAAGTGCGAATACAGATGGTATTGTGATCGCTTGCCCGGTTGATCGCTACAAAGATTTAGAAACAATTATCATGCTTTGGGAAAACACAACCGGTTTCGATACAGAGGAAAGCCGCTATAAAGCACTATATAGTCGTGATGTTAATAATTATATTGCTGTTAAACTTAAGGAAAGTAAAGACGCTAGCGGTGAAACAATTTGGCTTGACGAAACCGATGGATGCAAAACCAAAGGCGTTTATGCCGAAGTCGGCAGTGCGCAAAACAGCCCGCTCAGCAAAAATCCCGAAGGTTATATTTCGAGCATGGCAGTCCAAGCGCTCTTAGAATTTGGCATTCCGATAAACGAAACTGTTGCCAATTGTGGGCAGAATATTAAAAGTAAATACTACCCGACGCCGATTAGCCGCTTTGTCCACGTGCGCCAAGTGCGCGGTGGAGCCGAAAAAGACGGCGTTTATTTGGGCAAAGCTGTTCGATGGTATTATGCCAAAGATCAAAAAGGCTCGATCAATTATGCTGTTAGCGGTAATCAAGTGCCCAAATCAATCGGCGCAAAACCGCTTATGATTATGCCCGAAACCTTGCCAACTGATTTAGATATTGACCATTATGTCAATATCGCCAATGAAATTTTGTATGATATTGGCTATTTCAAAAAAGCGCAACTGGCTCGTTTTTTCTAGTTGACATTGTTTTTAAGCTGGTTTAGATGCTGGCTATCGAGAGCGAAAGGAAGCTCACAATCTAGGCGAACCTTGCCACCATGTAGTTGTTTATTATGAACTGCGTCGCATGGCGCGAAAACAGGAAGGCAAGTAAAATGCAACGCAAAATATGGCAGATTGCGGCAGAAGTTATCGATGATATGATGGCACAAAAAAGCATAATTCCGTGGCAAATACGCTTTGCACAAACTTATCCTTATGTTTGTGCAATGCGAAATCTTAACACGCTTGAAGATATTTACCACTTCGACAAAGCAACTGATATTGTTAATTATTTCTTGGCTAACGCCAGCACATGGCGCGGCGAGACTGCCCGCCGTATCAAAAAAGAGTTGAACGATATGCTCAAAGCGCGTAAGTAGAAATTCTCTCCCCAAACTTACAGGGCCGGGTCACACCGGCCCTTTTTTAAGTCACCTGCCATCGTCGAAAATACGCGCTTCAAGCGCCGCCAAGCGTTGCTCTTGGGCGGCGATAAGAAACAGCGCGAGTTGGTCCGGTCGCACCCCGTAGCGGTCGCCAGCCGCCATGTAAGGGACTTCGGCTGAGACAAGCTGCCCTTCCTCCCATACAGCGGCTTGGTATTGTCTTTCATCCCATTTGTCATGACAAGCCCAAGCGTAACGTCGCCAGTCAACCCCGTAACTTTCCATAATTGAAAAGACTTTTTGTGCTAGGACGCCAACGTGAAGTCTAGCACTATCAGTGCCTTTTTTAACAATAGCGTCTAGCCACTGATAAACACCTATTTCAGCGCCAATGCGCTTAGCAGCTAAAATTTCAGCTTCATTTAGCGGTCCGCGCCAAAGTTTTTCGCGTTCATCGGACGTGTTTATAGTACCACTAGTGGCGAAAACAGTATTCCATCTCAAAAAGCTCGATCCGTTATTTTTTGTGTTATCGCTACCCGGTGTTGTGCCGCTTGCTTCAACAATAAGATGACTTGACGTTGCGCTAGCATTTTGAAAAGCAATCAATGTTCCTCGAATAAACATTGAAGTGGTCGATACGGCTATGTTTTGAACAGTATTGCCAAAAATAATAGTGCCAGTAGGACTAACAACTAATTTGTCAGAATAGACACCTGCTATTAAACTTTGAATTTTGAACGAATGGGAGTTGGAACTTTCTTGCCCCGCAAACCATTCAGTAGTGCTTCCTTTGTTATGAAGAAAGTAACCTGAGCGCCCAGTGTTGATTGAACTAATACAGCCTTGTGCAACTTGAAACTTTTGGTTAGGTGTTGTAGTGCCAACGCCGACGCTACCATCAAAGCTAACATCGCTAGTTACGTTAAGTTTGCCTGTAACGTCAACATCGCTAGTTACGTTAAGTTTGCCTGTAACGTCAACATCGCTAGTTACGTTAAGTTTGCCTGTAACGTCAACTTTGCCTGCGTTATCGATGCGCAGCCGTTCGGCCATATCTGTGATAACAGAACCAACCGCTCCACCGTTGGAGCCGGTAAGCACGGTAAACACACCGGCTGAGTTACGAACTGCCCAGCCGCCTTGTCCTGCGGTTGTGGCGCGCCAGTTGCCGGTGTAATAAGCAGCCCCGCCCGAAAAATAATTGGCGTCAGCATCGCCGACGATGCCACCCCCATAGCTAGACAGCTTCGGAATACCAAAGGTGCCGTCCTTAAAAACTATATTCGACAAGGCAATGCGATAAGGTGCCGAACCCCGCCAGCTTAGCAAATAATCGGTGCCGATTGGCGTTGGCAAATCAGTCAGCGCGCTAACGTCTGTCATTTATTAACCTTTCAAGTAAAACTTACGTCAACAACAAAACCTTGTGATGATTTGTTGTTGACAATATTATTTACGTAAGTTGGCCCAAATTTGTTAAGTTCGTAACTATCAATATCGACTATAGTTGTTAATGTTAAATTAGTCAATTCAAAACCAACGGTTTTAATTAGTGCTGGGTTACCAAACCCTGTGTAGTGAAAACCGCCAGACATATTGCAAAAAACATAAGCGTGAGTGCGCCCGCTTGGCATCGATAAACTTGCACCAACAGTTCCGCCTGATAACGTTACAAGCGACTTAGCGCGCATAACTGGTATAGAATGATGATAAACAAGTTGGTTTGCATCGTTTAATACTTGAATACCATTACCGGTATTAGTCAATCCTGTTGGATTAATGCTATCGAAAACATAATATGTTAGCGAAGCTGGTATCGATCCTTCTAAATAAAAAAAAGACCGTTGAATGTTATTATCATAAAGAGGGCGATTTGTATTAACTGCATTGTAATTATGAATACAAAAAAGTTTTCTGCCAACTGGCGGACTAATTGCTAAAACAGGATTAATTCCAGTAAAGTCAATAACAAAAAACACACCTGTAAAATTAGGCGGTTTGTAATTGTTTATCATTTGTTGTATATAATTGTTTTCCAAACTCTGCGTTGTAATACTATTAATCGTAGCTTTGTATTTGAAAGACAAGTTAAAAAAATCTTGATCTATCAATACAAAACCAAAGTTGTTTAGAACAGAAGCTCCGAAACCCATTAAAAATATCCATAAATAAATACTAAGTTGCCAGACACTCTGTTGGCTTGTATGTTTACATTGCCGTTTTCTACAAAAGTTATTTTTTTTTCCACTGTCCAAATGCAACTATTTCCTGAAAAACTAATTGTAGTAACTGCTATTTCATTAGGGTTGCATATTTGTATTGGATACTTTGAAATAATTGCAAACGGTGTGCCTCTTGCAAATTCTGCGTTAAAAAAGTTTCCCGCTTCGGAATAATTTTGACCACTAAAAGTTCGACTAAATGTTCCCAAGATAGTCATAACACTGTCGGCAACGTCAACTAATTGATTGCCGCTCGCGTCATAAACTTGAATACCGAAACTCATAGTGTCAAGTCGCCTATCTTAACGCGCAAAACGCCGCTGCTATCATAAACCTTGATGACGTTATCCCTTATCTCCATGCGCGCGCCGGAAGTTGCTGTGCGCAGCGTTCCAATCGTTGCTGTAATGGCGTCCAACGATCCTACCGACAATTTAGAAGCTGTGACAGCGCCAGCTTGAATAGCGCTACCATCTACTTTGTTAGGCGCTACGCCGGAACCCGGATTGACAGTGTTTGCAACATCGGAGCCGCTCGGCTGTCCGCTCGATCCTGTCACGCCGGACCATACCGCGCTTTTCGACGCGATTTCATCAATCTTTGTATTCAAGGCTTGTTTAGCCAAATAGTAAGATTGAAAACTTGAATTGAAAGTCGCGCTAACTATAGCTGTGTCAGTGGTAGTATCAGCAAATTTTGAAAGGCTTGTAAGATAAGAAAGCAAAGAATTGTAAGCGTTAGTATAATTAGTCAATTCTGTAGTCACGCCCGCCGCACTGGCGCGAGTGTTAATTGTGGGATACTCCCCAACGATGACATTGTATTGTCTAACTATTTCTGGCTTTTCGCCACGGGCTAAGATACTGTCACTTGAAATAGCGCTAATGTTACTAAGCAAATCTTGAATGTTGAGATTGTTAGCTGCTAATTGCAACAAAGTGTTTATAACAGCTTGATCAAGAATGCTTACCCAAGGCGCATTAAAAGTTGTGCCATCGCCATTAAAAGTTATCGGAACGCCATAAACAAAAAGCCCTAATCCTTCATGACGAAAACTCTTGTTGCTGTCATCAATATCTGTCCAATAGTCGCCAAGGCTGGCACCGCTTGGCGGCGTCGATTGTCGATAAGTTCGCGCTTTTGCGTCTATAGCGGCAAAACCAACGTTGGAATTTGACCCAATCGTGTAATTACCAATAACATTTATCCACGTTCCGGCAACTTCATGAACGCTGATATGGCGAGCGCGTATGTTGTAAATCGTTCCAGACAAAAGCGGAAAAATGTTGCAGGAAACAACGTCGTTTTTATACGGGCCATAAGACTGCCAAAAGCTGTCACCGACTAGCTTGATTTGAACTTCGGTGCGGCGCACGTTCGATGGTGGAGCCGTCCATGACAACGTCAAACCGTCTTGAACGCTGCCATCCGTGCCGGTGCCGGTATAACCAGTCGCTGCTAGGCCAGTAAGCGATATTGCTTGACTAGGATCATAGCGAGTGCCCAAAGGCACAGTCGGTGGCGTCACAACGCTTCCGGCTGTCCATATTGACGGGTGAACTTCCCGTAGTGTCATCCCTATGCCTGTCGCGCCGTTTATCGAATAACGATAAACCCGAAACAGCTTTGTCCACTGAAAGCGTTCGCTAGTGTAACTGACAATTGACCATGCTTGCGCTTTCAATGTCTTATAATTAAAGTTAGCTGAAAACTCAGCTTGGTATTGACCTTGATTGAGCATTAACCGCGCCAGTCTTTGGGCTAGCAGCGCGTCTTGAATTTGCTCAAAATCAATCGACCTTCGGCGCTTTACGCCTAAATTTGTTTCATAGTTCCCGTCGCGCACCATAGGATAGGCGCGCGGCTGATAAAGCGCAGTCGCGGATGGATCGATAAACTTGCCCACAACTTGATTGAATTGTTCTGACATTCCTTTATATTCATTCCAAGATACTTTTCCTGTATCAAGAATATCATCATCGGTTATGTAAACAGCAACACTAGCTGTGTCATCGACGTTGGCGTAATAACTCCACAATCCACCTGGATCGATCAAAGTAGCAATTAAACCGTCGCCAGTTATTTTGTCTTCATTGGAAGTATGTTCGTTTTCTGTTGACAATATCATATCAGTATAATAACCGGCAGCTTCGCAGTTGTTAGCGCCAGTTATGAAACTTTGAATGTTGATGTCGTTAGGTTCGATACCGCGTCCCGCTACCAATACTTGTTCGCCAGTAACCGGATTTGTAACGCGCCAGCCTAGCAAATACCAAAGCGCTTGAAGTGCGTTGTTGCGACCAATGGGAACGCCGTTGCTGTCAAGCGTCCCATAGTTCCAAGTCGTTTGGTCTGTTATCCGATGCGAACCGGACCCGCCCGGCTGAGTGCTATCGCGGCGCGGATCATAAACAAGCGCCCCTTCGACAATGTTGGTATATCTGGACGGCGGGCCATTGGGCAGTTTTTCGTCGTTTTTGGTCCATTTTAGAACCATGTAAGCAATGCCCGTCATAGTTGACGTGTTTAGCCATTGAGTGCCGCCACCGACACTAATCGACGTTTGATTAGGTGCGCCTAGTTTAATCGCTCTTGTTAAAACACCTATATATTTGCCTTGTGTTGTATTGCCTGAGTCGATCGCCAAGTCGCTTTCAATATATAATTCTTTGACTGAATTTATTTGGTGCGATGCTAGCGCGATAACTTCGTCATATTGAGTGCCGTTTGCACCATAAACTTCCCAATAGCGTAAATCTAGCGCGCTTGCTGTTTTGCCAAAGACAATTTTTCTAAAATCTTCGGGATTAAGCGATTTATTCAATCGATTATTGGAACTTGCAGCAGGTGTTGTTTTTGCGGTCGATTTACCTGAGTTGAATATCTCGCCAGCAATGTAACTTACCGCTCCGAAAGCGACTTTTGCTATAAACTCTACAGCTTTGACTACGAAACCCATAAACAGCCATCCAACTGCAAAGTGTTTATTTCAATTAAACCTTGCTCGCCAACGAATATAGAATTTTGACCATAGCAAACGCCTACGACAGGGCCAAAAGTATCAAAATCTGTGGGCAACTCAATATCAAGTTCGGCGTTAGACGTATACACCAAGTCGCCTTTTTTAGCAAAAGCAATTGGTTGCCGCTCGCCAAAGTGGCGTTCGAATAATTGAATAGGCTGTGCAACTTTATCAATTTGCTTAAGTTTCTTTAACGCGCCTAACGCTGTTGTGTATTTGCCTAAATAACTGTCATAGATATTTTTTCCACTAACGGCTTCAATCGCAAGTCCTGCCCACAAAGAACAATCAAACGTGCCAAACTTGAAAGGTTCGTTTCGCTTGCTTTCAATAAGAGTGGAAAGATTGCTTTGCCAATTGTCCAAGCGCGTCATGTTAGTAATACTTACCTTTTCCGATAAACATATAACCATCGCGGTTGCCACTGAAAGCTATCGGTTGCGCGGACGGAGTGCCGAAACTAGCTGTCATATTGGCGAGCGAATAAACATAATCTTGGCTTATATCGTTAGGGTTAATGTCTTTTTGTTCGCTGTAACGAGTGGCGAGCGGTTGTCTTCCGTAAGATTGTTGACCTTCAATTTTGCATTTGACAATACCTTTGCCTTTGTCTTCGTCATAAGGCATTTGGTCAATTCTGCCGGTCTTAATTCTAAACGGTTTGCCGACTACTGCGCTAGTGGCAGGGTCTAACAAAACTAGCCAAACGTATGCCGGTTTGAACTGCCAACGGTTGTGATTAAACACAACTTGACGTAACATGGGATCACTAATCGAAACCCCAGCAAGCGACAATTCGAGCACGTCCGATCCGCCCGCGCCGTCACTCGACACGCCGATTTCAACAGCCGTGCCAGTGCCGAGAAAAGTTTGACCGTCAAGCGCACTATCACCGGTTGCGCCAGCGCCAAAAGCCAAATCGCCTACACCTGTCCAACAAAAAACAGGATCACCTGCGATGTCCAAACGAATGATCGTGGCTAGCGGCAAAATGGATTGTGTTGTGGCCGTCGCGGTCGCACTATCTAAAGGCCGCGTCACGCTTCAATCACTTCAATTGCGTCGAAACTGACTTTGTGCCTATATGGCGGGCTGATACCCCAACTCGCGCTATCGTCATCTTGCATGTGCATCAATATCGTCGGGTTTTGAAAAACAACATGCGTGTTATCACCAACGGCCTTTCGCATGAAAGGTTCAAAACTCAAAAGCGCTTGACCGCTAGCATTAGACGCTATCGAAGTTGTCGCAACTTTCAATTCGTCGTTAATAGTAAAATAATCACCTTCGTTTAGAATATTGCTAGAAGGTGCTACGTTATCGATAGCAAAACTATTCGCTCTTGCTGAAACACCGCTTGGATTATTCACAAGAGCGTTTCCGGTAAAACCGGTTGTGGGCTTACTGTGTCCCGGCACGGGCAAACGAAATCCATTTTTCTGGCCTTGAAGCTGGCTAAGAAACGAACGAATTAACCTAGCTTGCGTGTTGTCATATTCGACAAGGTTGGCTTCCAAAACCCAAACGGCGTATGGATAAACAACAGTTTGGCGAACGCCGGTATATCTTGAACGAACGGTGTTGCTGGCGCGCGTCAATGCAAATTTCTTTACTGAGGTAAAGCTGAAAGCCGAAGGCAAGGGAACGATTGTCAGCGGCATTGTTAACCGTTTCCGATACGTTGGCGTGTCGCTGCGTTAAACCTATCTTGTGCCGCAAATTCGCGAGCAATGGCGACTGTTTCCGCTTGATGCGATTGCAGCATATCTTGAATTTGCTGCACAGTTCCCGGCTCCGCGTTAGGCGCATTAATCGTCGGCGCATAGGTGAAACTCGATCCGCTTGTGCCGCCAACGGTATTGTTGCTGGCATAGCTGTTATCGTTCGCGCTTGCCAGCGGCGACGTGCCGTTTCGACCGGCATTTTTCGGATCATATAAACCGCCTGCGCCCGGCAAAGTGCTATAAGGACTTGTCATGCTCGCGCTGTAACCCGGTCCGGTATCCGCGTTGCTAGACGTGTCTTCAACCGCCGCTGTGGACGCGCTGGCACCCGCACCACCCCCACCACCAAAGAGTTTAACGCCGAACGCCACAAGTGCCGCCGCTGTTGCCGCACCTGCAATCAAATTGAGCGGAAACGGCAATGACGCGATAGCTTTGGCAATCGCCGCCACGCCGTCCGCAGCCGCGCGAGTGCCGCTGTTGGCAACGCTGCTAGCTGTGTGGGCAGTGTCAGTTGCAATAGCACGAGCCTTGTTCGCAATATCCATTGCGAAGCTAATCATTTGATAAAGACGATAGGCTCTTTCTGCCGTTTCCAATACTTTGTAACCAGTCGTTCCTTCTTTGAAGAAAGTTTTAGCAGCGCCG